TAAATTAGCATCTATTCTTTCAGCAATCTTTTCTTCTGCCATCTCTAACGTAACATACAACACATTGTAACCTTGTGTTAAATATGCTGACGCACAATGACACATAAACAAACTTTTACCAACACCAGTGCCAGCAAGTGCAACATTCAAAGTTTTTGCAGGCACACCACCTTTTGTTATCTTGTTAAAGTAAGATAAATCAAATTGATACTTCTTTTCTGTAGTATGATACCATTCATATCTTTTATCTGCATCTGCTATATAGTCGTGACCAATATGACTATCAAACGAAACTGCAAGTGCCTCTGATAATATAGACGGTATCGCCTCTGGTGTTCTTTTCTTATCTTTGTTGTCAAGTATCTTGATACCATCTAATACTGCGTTATGAACTGCTCTATCTTTACAAAACTGCTCTGTGGTATCTAATAACCATTGCAACTCAACTTGTTCATCTCTGAAACCATTAACAAGATTTTCTACAGATTTACACTCATCTTCGTTTATATCTTTTCTTTTACCAAGTTCAATAAGTATCGCCTCTTTTGTAGGACTATTCTTATATTTTATAATAAATTTTTCTACTTCTTCAAATAATATTCTTTCATCTCTACTTGTAAAATAATCTGACTTGATAAAAGGTGTTACCTTTCTTGTAAAGTCTTCGTTAAAAAACAAATTTCTTAATATGGTTAGTTCTACTCGTTCACTCATTTATTTTTAATGTCCCCTCTTCTAATTGATACTCAACAACTTCTATTAATATTTGTCCTATGCAGGTGATGAATTCTTGTGACTTTATATCTACCTGATTAGGATTTACCATTATATCATATTTAAATGATAAAGGCAACTCCTGATGCTCATTCTCTTCAGTTGCTAATTTTATATGAGTATAGTTGTAGACAACACCTGCAAAATCACCTTTTGTAATTTGAATGCAGGCGTGTTCGTCACCTTCTTTCATAACAAATTTATAGTTATTTAATTTAAGTACCGTATGTAAATTTTTCTTTGGCGTACTCATCTATCTTATTTAATACCTCTTCCGTAAAATGTTTCTCTGGTTCATTTAGTATTTGTTTACCATATAGTTTTACACCAGTTGGTAACTCATATCGTGTTGATACTTTTTTAAATATCCCTGCCTCTTCAGCAAGTTCTAATAAACCATAATGTTTATCAAGTCCTTTTGTATAAGTTAACTTAACATCAATCATTGCATTTTCTTTTGTTATTCTTGACTTGTAATTTTTACAATGAATAATATTACCCACAACTTCAGAACCTTCTTTTTCTTTTCTTTTACCTAGATATATGATAGATGAGGCGGCATACTTCAATCCTGAACCACCACCCATTTCTTTTTGAGGAAACATTGAACCAATCACGTCATAGGTGTGATTAGTCATTATCATAGGAATGTTTGCTTTACCTAACTTTAATGTTAATACTCTAAATGCTGATTTAACAATTTGACTTCTAGTCATATCTCTTGTTTCTTTACCAGCGGCGGTATCTTCCATTTCTTTTGTAGTTGATAACATTCCTAAACTATCTAACACAAACATAATTGGTTGTCTTACATCTTCTGGTTGTGCAAGATACTTATCTATAATTTGTATTGCTTGTGTTCTAAACTCTTGTACTGTTGCAACAGGATAAACAACAACTCTTTTACTGTCTACACCTCTGCTTTCAATTAAACTTTTCGATATGGCATTCTCAGACTCAAAATATATTATACCTGCATCAGGTGACATATCTAAAAAGTTTTTACATATACCTAATGCAAAGAAAGTTTTACCAGTCGCCGCCTCACCAGCAATAGCAGTAATACGATTGTTAGGTAAACCTCCATATATTGAACCTGATAATAAAGCATTAAAAGAATATGAACCTGTATCTATGAATGATGTAACATCACCACCTGCGATACCATCACTTGCCAGACTTGCATAATCATTATCAACATCTTTTACAATTTGTTTTAAAAAATCATTCATTTAAACTCCTATAGTATTTTCAAATTCACGCCAATGTTTTCGCATTGCTTTATATTTAGAGTCTTTTGCAACGATATCTCTATATCTTTTAAATATAGTTGCCGACTTTGCTTTATTGCTTGTTGCCCAATCTTTTTCTTGTGGTTTTACTGTACCATCAGTATTGTATTTTTTACCATCTTTATGATTAGCATATCTTCTTGCTCTTGTAAATCCCATTTCTAAAAACTTACGACACATATCCATACCAATAAAATCATTCTTTACTCTGTAATCAGCATACATCTCGTAAATTTTCTGTGCAGATTTTTCTGCTATCTTTGGTGTTTTAAACTTCCAGTGTTTGCATATATCATCTGTGTATGGTCTCACTAATAAGACACCTTGTTCACCACGACCTATTCTATATAATTGTCTGATGCTTTTTTCTGCGAAGTCTAATTTTTTATATGGTAATCTGTAATCAAATTCTTTCATGATGCTACATTCCAAAATAAATTTTTCTTGTTAATGTCTGCGTTTTCTTTGATAAACTTCCATGCTTTTGCATCATATTCTGGTGCAGATGGAAATGGTGGTGCCTCGTTTTCTTTTACTGCTTGGTCAAATTTATAATTAGATATATACAACTTTGCTCTACCTATTTGTCTGTCTGTCAATTTATGACCTGTCTGTATCAAGTGACACTCTGCATCAGGAAATGCTATTTGTAAACCTCTATTTAGTGTGCCACTAGACCCTACTGTCCATACACAATCTGGTTTTACGTTTAATGATTGTGCAACTTTTATTATAGATGCTAATACTAAATCGTGTTCTAGACCTAGAGGTAAGGTTTTTCTTATCTCTGGGTTTTCTTTTCTATATTTTTCTGCTCTTGATAAAGTCACTGATAGCATACCCATATTGACCCACTCTATTCTACCACCATACTCCATATACTTTTTTTGATGCCAAGTAGGTTCTTTTCTTTTTGCCCAAAAACAAGTAACTTTTTTATTGTATTTTCTACACACATAAGCAAGTGATATTGGACCCCAACCTACTTTATTAGAACCTCCAAACACCCACTCTTCACAGTCTGTATCTTTTATTAATTTATCTATAAATCTTTGTTTACTACCTGCTGGCAGTAAATCATCACGCACAACATCTATACCCTCTATATTTTCAACAACTGGTTCATCATAAGGGTCTTGCCAGTCTTCAACTAATCTTAAATAATCTTTTGCGTGTAATAAGTCTATCAATTGTTTCCCATATTAAAAATGGTAGTTTTTTCTTTTAGAGTCTAAAAACTACCAAAAACATTACTCGCAATTTAGTTTTTTGTTTACAGTGATAAAACTAAGGGCACCCCTTAAACTTCACTTCTTTATTTATGATTGACCCGTTTGTAATGATTAACATAACAGAAAGGAAAATGTCAACGAATCAATCATAAAGTCATAGTAACATATTATCTACAATATGTCAACTAGTTTGTGTAAGCAAACTTTGTGCCAAGAACTGCTCTCACACCCTCTGCTACAATGTTATCAAATGTTACGTTCTTCATAGAACCAATCTTCTCAACACCTGCTTTTAACATAGCACCAGTAGGTTTACCTATTCTATAGAAAGTATTACCTCTCTTATCTTTATTAGCATAAACACAAAAACCATCTCTTCTGATTGTGTCTATCATTGCTCTTGGTGATTTAAGATTATAAGTTGTCTTCAACTGTGTCCAAGTAACACTGCTACCACGGTTTAAGATGTTCATAATCTTCGCTTTTTTGCTTAGTTTTCTATACATAATATCTCCATATTGTTAATTAACGAATCAATGTAATAACTATATAACATTTTTTAGTATTTGTCAAGTATGAAACGATATAGTGCGTCAAATATTAATTTATTACCCTCTGCGTTAGGGTGTGGGTCTTTTATCATACCACGACCTAACGATTCAGAATTTAGCACATATTTTGAAAACTTCTTGTTGAAAAATGGTCCATACAGTTCAAAAAGATTACCACCACCTAATGTACCTGTGCCAGGAAATTTAAAGAACAGGTCATCATTTAGTTTGTCAAAAAGTTTATGGTCTATGTAATATTTGTAAACATTACTTTGAGTAAGTTTAATATTATAGTTATCTATGTATGGTAAGACTGAAAATGCTTGTAACGATTTTATTTTTTTATATTTTAACAAGTTATCTATTGCTATTGAATAGTTTATAAATTTATCGACCATAACGTATGTGCCGAATAATCTATCAATTGTAAGAGATTTATGATATTTTTTTCTTACTAGAACGTCTTTAACATCTTTGTGGTCTTCCATCAAGTTTATGTGAATACAATCTTCACCTAAATGAGATATAGGTAAATCAACTCTATCGAAATTTGACCAACATACAATAGCAAAATCAATATCATCATGTGTATTTAAGGCGTGTATTGCATTATCAAATATCTGTTGATTACCTGAACCATTAAAAGAGTAATTAATAACTTCTAAATTTAATTTCTCACCTAAATACTCAAACCAATATTTGTAGTCAGGTGTTTTCCATAAGTAATCATCTGTTCGATATTTTTTTGATTCTTGTAGGTATCTAGAACAAAGACTATCACCAACTATTAATAATTTACCAGACATTTATATCATACCTTTCTGTAAACTTATTAGCATCTTTCTCTGTATTTACCATAGGTTTACCTTTTATATTTAAAGATGTATTTAATAACATAGGCACTTTTGTTTTTTCATAAAACTCTTCAAGTATAGGTCTTATAACTGACTTACAATCTTTTTCTACGACTTGAACTCTTGCAGTATTGTCAACGTGTGTTACTGATTTGTAATCGTGTTTTGCATTTGCTACAAACTGCATATAACGATTCATTGGACCTTCAAAATATTCATCTGCAAACTCTTCTAATATTGCAGGTGCAAAAGGTCTAAACTTTTGTCTTTTTTTGATTGCGTTAACAGTGTCTTTAATATCGTATCTAGGGTCACCTAATAAAGAACGATTACCTAATGCTCTAGGTCCAAACTCTGCTCTACCATTTGCTACACCCACTATTTTATTTTCTAATAAATCATCTACAACTTCTTTAGGATTTATATGTCTGTTTATATCGTGACCAAGGTATGGATGTTTCCAATTAATCTTACCTTGTTTCAATGCTGATGCACCTAAAGAACTACCTGCATCACCAGGTGATGGCATAATCCAAATGTTCTTACCCTTTATCTTACTGTTTGCAACACAATTCAATGCACACCCACCCATAAGAATTAAGTTTTTCTTTGGACACATCTTTACTAGTTTTAATAATTCATCTTCATAAAGTTTTTGTATAGAGGCGGCAATGTCAACAGGTTCACCTTCAAGTGATTTTATACCTCTATGATTATTTTCATATAAGAGATACTCATAATTATATCTTGGTTCACCGAACGCAGACATACCCATTACAATATACTCTTCTTCGTTAGGTTTAAATCCTAAATATTGTGTTACTGCTGAATATAACAACCCTAGAGAATATGGATAAGACCACGACCTTAACTTTTTTAGATTGTCCCATATAGTAATTGTTTCCCACTCACCAATAGCATCTATAACTAGTATATTACACTCTCTAAAAGGTGCAGTATAATAACCAGCGGCGGCGTGAGATAAATGATGAGAATAGCAATTGTCGTAATTATATCTAGTTTTTTCCCAAGACTGACCTGCTAATAATCTTCTAATATTTTTTTTAAAAGGTTTTTCATAGTAAACCATATTGTCATAATCATACAGTTCTAAAAGTTCACCTGGCACCCACTTATCATTCTTTAGTCCAGTATATCTTTCTGACTCTGATGCAAACAATATTTCACCGTCTTCTACATAGCAGACAGATGAATTATGAAATCCTTCTGAAATTCCTAATGTAATCATTTAATATATCCAGGGATTACCTTTTTCTCTTCTCTTCTTAAATATAGATAAAAATAATCTAATTCTCATTTTTAATTTTTTAAATTTCATTTCATAAAACTCTCTAATGGTGATGTATTATTTATTCTTTTTTCTGCAATGTCAAAATACTCTTTCTCTCTTTCAATACCTATAAAATTAAACTCTTCGTCTTTTGATGCTACACCAGTTGAACCACTACCCATAAATGGGTCTAATATAGTACCACCTTTTGGTGTAACTAATCTACACAGGTATCTCATTAACTTTAATGGTTTTACTGTTGGGTGATTATTATCTTTTCCTTTTTCAGACTTTGATGTTTTAGGGCAATAAAAAAATCTCGCCCAATCTTCTTCTAATCCATCGTGTATAAAATTTGCTGGAAATCTACCTTTGGGGTCTGCATCTGCGTACAGTGTTCCTTCTGCTTTCATACCAGAGTTTTCATTAGTCCATACACCATCATCAGTTCTTGACTTTCTTTTGACAATCTTTCTTTCTACATTTTGTTTCTCACCTTCTATTCGACACGCATCTATATGCAATCCACCAGTTCTATGTTTCAATACATTTGCAACGATAGAGTTTTCAGATAGCGATTTTCTTGCAAGAACAATAGGTTCGTGTGCTGGTTTTAATGCAGTACCCCAACCTTCCCATTCTGATGTTCCAACTGTCATTTCTTCTTCCACTACTTGACCAAATGCACCTGCCCGTATTGGAGTTCTCTCTTCTGCTTGAGGCATACCTTTATTAGAATGTGTCTTTGTTTGACCTGTCTTTATTCTCTTATTACCTAGTTTCTTATCAACACTTTTACCTAAATTTAAACTCTTTGGAAACCCACTACCATACAACCACATTATCTGGTCACGAATATCAAAACCAGCATCTTCTATTGCAACTGCCATTCTATGATATGTTCTACTACCAGAGAATGCAAGTAAATGACCACCAGGTTTTAATACTCTCATAAACAGTTCCCAAGTTTCTTTGCGAAATGCAATATCACCACCGTCCCACTGTTTACCCATAAAACCTACAGACTGTCTTTGAAATAAACCATCTTTGTCTTTTGCTGGTGCAGAACCTTCTTTACCATATCTTTCTACAATAGATGTCAGATGATAAGGTGGGTCAGTTACAATCGAATCAACTTGTACACCTTCATCTACTAATTTTTTTATGCTCTTTAAACAATCATCATTATATAATTTAATCATTAAAAAAAGTCCTCTAGTGTTGCTTGTTTTTCTGACTGCCACCCTATCGCCTCAAGTATAAATCTCATAGGGTCGAGAAATGTTTTTTGAAATTGTACTTCATAATCTACACACTTTTGTAATTTAAACTCTGGTGGTAGTTTAGTTATATAACTTATAACATCAAATCTAAAAGGGTTTTGTTCTAACAGTTTAACAAACTTAATTTTATCACCCTCTTGAATATACGGATACTTATTTTGTAAACCCATTTTCTTTATATTGTAATTATAAATTAATGCACCTTTAACTTGAATAGGTGAACCTTTGATAAAGATATCTTTTGATGACCTATACTTTTTAAGATTATTACAAGACCTAGGAAACGAAACTTGTTCAGCAGATAACTTAAAATACTCTTGCTTAAATTCTCTAATAAAATCTTGTAATGACTTTTCGTCTTTAGTCATTATAATATTAATCGCCTCTTTAATTTTACCACGACACACTTGAGGTGTTGAAGATTTTACTGCCTCAATACCCATAATTTTTAATTTAGGTTTAGCAAGACGAACACCTTCTTCATCTAAAACATTCATCATATATCTTTTCTTTGCGACCCATATTGCTTTGTTTGATATAACTTCACGTTTCATAACCATAGCATTTTTATATGCATTTGTGTATCTAGATAAATCATCAAAACATTTTTCAATGTATGGTTCTAATTTATTATCACATACCTTGTTAAGAAAGTTTACAATTTGGTCATCTGTTTTACCTTGACAAGTTTTCTCTACAAGTTTATCTAGCACAACATATATACTATCAGTATCTGATGCAACAACGTAATCGGTTTTACCTTGTGTTTGCATCACATTATTTAAATACTCATTCATTTTATTCTCTATGAAACGAATAATAAATTGACCAGCAGTTGTGATACCACTTGCTTGTCTAACATCATAATATCTAAAGTATTGATTACCAATGGCACCATAAGCACTATTTAATGCAATCTTTCTTGCCCATTGTATATTATGATAACGAGATATTTCCTTTTCAATACTTGTATCTTTTGTTTTTTGTAATCTCTTTTTAGCATCAAGCATTTTATTTTTGTATATAACACGTTCTTTATACATTGTTTCCATCATCTCTGGTAAGAACCCTTGACTGTCAGTCTTAAACAACGCACCATTTGGTGTTATACACGCACCATCTGTTTCTAAATATTCTAGTGGTGTTCTACCTTCTAACATTCTATCAACAGAAACACCTGAAGATTTAACGCCTATGATTTTTTCAGGTGATATATTATATTGAATAATGATATGTGGGTATAGAGAGTTAATATCAAACGATACGACCCACTTATATAAACCTACTCTAGGTTCTTTTACATAAGCACCTACATACTTTGTTTCTTTTACTTGGTCTTCTCTTGGTGGCACACATATTTTTTTAGTCATTAAATGATTAGCAATCAATGTATCCCATAATCTAACTTGTGAAAATATATCATCATAATTAACTTTAGACTCGTAAGCAAT